GGGTTACAAAGTACAAACTCACCAGCGTACTTACCTGCACACCAGATGGGGATAAGTTCCCTTACAGGCCGAACCGTATTGATCCCAATTCAAGTTGTAACGAATAGGGGAACTTATTCTAGCCCCATTGGGTATGTTCCAGATATAAGGTTAGTTAGGTTGGATAATTATAATCCAGGCGACTCCATCACCATTGCTGGTGACATATGGAGAGTATTCCCTTATATACGTAAAAATGGATTAGCTACTGAGGTTAATTCAGGCGTTCTCGGTTACGCTTACCTACAACGGCCATGATGACACCGTGGTATAACTTATACGATTATACGTGGAGTCCATCCCACCTAATCTACCAAACCCCTTATTTAACGGGTGACGTAGCACGCTTACAAACTGCTACCGCTTCTGCGGCTACGTTCATCGTAGTGAACTCTTATCGTTCTGACTATGATTTAAGAATTCCATATAACGCTGAGTTATCAGATATTGGCCAATCTTATTTTGATGACCTATACAATCGGATTCATATTATCCCGAACCACATTGATTTCAGTAGCTTAATCGGTACACAGATAAAAATCATACGTGTATGGAACTCATATATGTTCTATAGACGTTTGGAGTTCCTTGAACTAATCAATGGTGAGGGTATTGGGTATAGCTCTGGTCAAACGGCGCCCTTCAACTTTTCCCCTCTAGAAGAAGTAAGCTGGACTATTACAGGCACTCAAAATGGCCCCGCAGTAATTGATGCGAATTTAGCCTTCGACTTTGACCTGGACGAAAATATATCATTGCCTATCACTGGCAGGCGAGTCCTTACGTGGGTGTGGGAAGCGGACTGGTCGGCTGGAGTCCTTGAAAGACTTGAGTGGTCAACGGATGTTATAGAAAACTACGACGGCAGTGAGCAACGACGCAGCCTGATGGCTAAACCACGTCGTATTATGGAATTCACCCCAATGGCGCAGAACGCATCTAGGCGCACACTTGAATCTACTCTATTTGGATGGGGTAGTAGAAATTTTGCAGTACCCGTATGGCCAGATGTCATTAAACTTGACGCTATTATTTCCCAAAGCGTAATTATAATTCATTGCAACACTATTGGACGTTCGTTTGTTGCTGATGGTTTTGCAGTGCTGCACACAGAGCAAACTGGTACCCATGAAATTGTTGAGATTCTTTTAGTAGAGGATGACAAAATAACGCTTAAAAGGCCAACAGTAAATATATGGCCAGCGGGCACAAATCTGTACCCCGCCTTCTCTATGTTCTTAAAAGATCAACCCACATTTGGAAGGAACACTTCGGCTACGTCAATCGGTAAGGTAGTGATGCAGGCTGAACAACCTGTCACCTGGTCATCTACACACGGGCTACCTACCTATAAGGGTTACCCTGTATATGACTTCAAGGTAAACTGGGTAAAAGACCCTGAATTCCAATTTAACCGCCGCATCTCCTTATTCGATAACGGTACTGGTGTGCTGTTCAAAGAGGACGAACCTGAAATACCTTTCCCCACCTACACAATGGCTTATACACAGAATGGTCGTAGTCAGGTAGAGACGTGGCGCAGAACTCTGCAGCATCTCCGTGGGCGTTTTAACTCAATCTGGGTTTCTACAGGAGCATCAGATTTGAAGATGACATCACCAATGCTATCTTCGTCCGGTGTGTTGGTATTTGAGTTGTGTGGGTTTAATACGTACATGTATGGTCAGATAGGTAGAACTGACATCCGTATTGAACTTACAGATGGCTCTGTATATTACAGAAGAATTACCGCAAGTTACTTAGTTGATGAAACAACTGAGATGGTTTATTTGGACTCTGCATTGGGCGTAGATGCATATCCAGATACGGTTGCCTACATATCATTTATGTATTTAGCTCGTTTAGACGCGGACAATGTAGAACTCGCGTGGTGGAATGGCGACGTGGTTAATAGCGTAGTCACCTTCAAGGGGTTTAAGCATGGCGTATGACACCATTGAAAAAGGCGCGTGGTCAGGAAAACCAATCGAGCTTTATGACTTCACTAGAAGCTATGTTCATTATAGGTATACGAGTCATCAAAAAGACCTTTTTGTAAATGCACAGACATGGACATCTATACCTGTGTTACGCTCAAATATCGAGCTTAACAACGAAGTTAATCGCTCCACTATACAGATCACCGTAGCTAGAGATAATCCAGTCGCTGATTTCTGGAGAATATCGCCCCCATCAGAACCCTTAAATGTAATCATCTACCAGTATCACGAGGACGACACGGAACTTGTTGTGGTATGGATGGGCAGAGTAATAAACGTAGAGTGGTCTGGGATCACTGCTGTAATGACTTTAGCGCCTATATTTACCAGCGTGAAGCGCCAAGGATTGCGTCGTAGGTACCAAAGAGCCTGCCCACACGTACTCTACGGGTCAGCGTGCAGGCTGAACGAAAATACGTTCAGGCTATTTACATTGTGCGATTCAATCACAGGATTAGTAATAGCCTCGCAGGATGCCAGTACGAATGGTAGCGCCTATTACGCTGGCGGATATGTAGAGTGGGAGATTGAAAGCGGTGTATTTGAACGTAGGTATATTACGGAGCATACAGGAGCTTATCTAACACTCGCCACACTTCCGCACAATCTGATTGCTGGACAATCCATAACGCTATACCCAGGTTGCGATCACACACTTGCCACCTGCAATACAAGGTTCGGTAATACGTTGAACTACGGCGGGATGCCTTATATCCCTGCTAAAAACCCGTTTGGCGGCACAACAATCTATTAAGGTTTAACCATGAACTTTCTTTTACAGTTAGGTTTAATGATTGTTAGCTCACTCATAATGAGTGCGCTTGCCCCTAAGCCACCCAAACCAAAACCAGCCACCATTTCTGATGTAGATGCTCCGATTGCGGAGGAGGGCGTTGAGATACCTGTTATTTTTGGAACCGTGTGGATGCGTGGTCCAAACGTGCTTTGGTATGGGGATATGGCCACTACAGCGATCAAGACTAAAGGCGGTAAAAAATGACCTCTGATATTCGTGTTCATATGACACATATACGGAGTCTCAAGCTGTGTGCTAGAGGTACGAGAGCTTGGTTTATTGCCCACAACATAGACTATAACCAGTTTATTTTAGAGGGCACGCCTGTAGATGAGCTTGAAGCTACAGGAGACGCTTTTGCTTTAAGTGCCTGTGCGATAGCCCGTGCAGAAGCTGAAGGGGATACCCCATGAGTTCAAGCAGCAAGAAGGTAACCGTAGGTTACAGGTATTACATGGGGTTGCATTTTGGTGTTTGCCACGGACCTGTAGATGCCTTGCTGAACATCGAGATTGGTGATCGTACTGCTTGGACTGGGAGTCAAACGTCCAGCGGTCAAATATACATCAACAAACCAAAACTGTTCGGTGGGGATAAAAGAGAGGGCGGCATCCAAGGCTATTTGGATGTGATGATGGGCGGTTCAACCCAAGGCGCTAACGACTACCTCACCAGTAAGGAAGGTACGCCGCAGCCCGCTTACAGGGGGATGCTAGGGGCGGTGTATCGCAGAGGTTTGATCTCTGCCACGAACCCCTACATCAAGAATTGGGCATTCAAGGTTCGCCGTATCGTCCAAGGGTGGGGGAATGACGGAACTGCTTGGTACTCGGCCAAGGCTCAGATCACACTGTCGAGTGGCGATATCGCCATGAACCCAGCGCACATCATTTACCAGTGCTTAACAGACCCGACCTGGGGCATGGGGCATAACGCGGGGCTCATTGATAACACATCATTCACCACGGCTGCGGACACGTTCTACGCGGAGGGTATGGGCTTATGCCTTCCTTGGACACGGCAAGGTAGCGTTGAGTCGTTCATGCAGGTCGTCATGGATCACGCGGGTGCGGCTCTTGGGCAGGACAGAAGGACTGGCCTATTTGTATTGAGGGCCATTCGTACTGTTACCTCCCCCTCGTCTTTGCCCCTCTTTGATCCCACCAACATCACTACGTTGGACTCGTTCCAGCGGACGAGTATTGCCGAGACCGTCAACGAGGTAACGGTCACTTACGTGGACTCTACTATTGGGAAAACCGCGTCAGTCACAGTTCAGAACCTGTCTAACATTACGGCACAGGGCGGGGTTATTGCCCAGACCACGGACTACTCCGGTCTACCAACCTATGCATTGGCCGTGCGTGTGGCAGAACGAGACCTGCGGGTGGCATCAACCCCGCTGGCCAAGGTGAAGTTTAAGACGAACCGCTCTGCTTACGCATTGCTGCCTGGAGATGCGATTCGATTCTCCTGGCCGAAGTTGGGAATTGCTGAGGATGTTCTACGTATTCTGAAAATAGACTACGGCGATTTGGCTAACGGGGAGATGACGATTGATGCTGTTGAGGACATCTTTGCTTTACCGAGCGCCAGTTACGTTCAACAGCAGCAAACCCTGTGGCAGGCACCCAGCACTACCGCCGTAGCGCCTACCTATTACGATATGTATGAGTCCACGTACCGAGACTTGATTGTTAATCTTGGTCAGACCCTGACAGATGGTGTTGTTGCCACAAGCGGGTATGTGTATGCAGTTGCTGAACGCTCATCTGGCGTTAACCTGAATTTCGATCTCTACACGAAGGTCGGAGCCGCAGATTACGCCTTGGCTGCTCCTGGGGATTGGACACCAACAGGTGTTCTGTCTGCAGATACTACTGCTGTAGCGACCAGCATCTCTTTGGTTTCAACCTCGGGACTTGAATGGGTTGAAGTTGGCGAGACAGCACTGATCGGCAGTGAGATTGTCTATGTATCTGCGATTAACGCTGACACTGGCGCGGTAACCATTGCCAGAGGTTGCGTGGATACGGTTCCAAAAGCGTGGGTCGCTGGAACCCGTGTCTGGTTCCCTGAAGTTTATGTGGCTGTTGACCCAAACGAGTACACGAGTTCTGAGGTAGTGTCTGGAAAGTTTGTTACAGTTACAACCACCGAAGAGTTGGCGATAGGCAGTGCTCCAGTCGATTCCGTCATAGTTGTAGCACGCCAGAAAAAACCCTACCCGCCTGGGAAGTTGCGTATTGCTGGACTCGCGTTCCCAACTGAGTTGATTGATACAGCTATATCCGCAACGTGGGTTCATCGAGATCGTATTCTACAAGCGGATCAGATCATTTCTGAGGGGGCGGCAAGTATTGGGCCGGAAGCAGGAACCACTTACTCGATCCGACTCTATAACAATGATACGTCTGCATTACTAACTAGCGCAGACGGTTTATCGGTCTTAACTTACTCAGGCTTCCCGACATTAACTGGAATCTACAACCTGCGTTTAGAGTTGTGGAGCACCTGTAACGGTATTGCGAGCTATCAAAAGCACGCCCACGTTTTCTATTACGAGAACGTATTCAGACTCACCCTTGAAAACGCCTCCGGTCATATCCTGACTGAAGACACTCCGTTGGTTGGGACTGAGACACTCCCAGTGGTTCAATCAGCGGTGACCAAAAACACGACCATCAAGGAGATTGCCAAGTTCGGTTATCAGGACATCCTGACTGAGTCTACCGCAGCAAAGACACTTGCCTTGACGGACATCGGTCAGTGGATACGATTTACGAGTTCTGCTACGGTAGCTCTTACCGTACCTACGAATGCTGTGGTGGCGTTCGTCATCGGGACGACCATCAACGGCATCCAGGCATCGTCTGGTCAGATTTCTGTGTCGAGTTCTGCAACGATCAATAAACCCTCTGGGTATAACGCCAAGACACGAGCGCAGGGTTCTGCGTTCTGCCTGGTGAAAGTAGCCACTGATGCTTGGGACTTGATTGGCGACTTGGAGGCAACCGCATAATGACACCCCTTCTCTCTATCATCGGTTCAGCTATCCGCAGAGTCATCAACAACCTCGTCGGAGACATTGGCACTTACGCTGACACGTATTGGAACAACGTCGTATTGCTGATCCGTGGCAATAAACCCTCCGACGCATTCTCCGCCAACGTCTCGTTACTCCACCACGCGGATGACTATGACTCGAACTGGGGAAGCACCGTACTGGCTCTACACATGGGCGACGGTAAGGATGTTGACCTCTATTGGGAGAACGTAGTGCTATCGATGCCGATGAATGGGCCAAATAACAGCACGGCCTTTGGGGATAGGACTGGGAAAGTAGTCACCGCATACGGCAACGCTGCAATAAGCACTACCCAGAGTAAGTTCGGCGGAAGCTCTGCGTATTTTGATGGGACGGGGGACTATTTAACGGTGCCTACGTCAACTGCATGGGACTTTACTGGCGATTTCACAGTTGAGTTTTGGGCGATGCCTAGCCTTAGCGGTACAACTTGTCCGGTATCTTTACGAAACACGTCGCTTAACTATTGGTCAATTATGGTTAGTACCACTGAGGTGTACTTTTATTACTGGGACGCATCATCAACATATCACGAGCCAATAGCACTCGCCGCTCAATCCTTCGGCGGGGTTATTGCACATTATGCTTTTACACGTTCAGGGTCAAATTTCTACTTTTTTAGAAATGGTTTATTGCTTGCTACAGGAACCAATGCCGCTGCTATAAGGACATCATCGTCAGCACCTTTAACAATAGGAGCGTCAGGAGCAGCGACACCTTACTACTACAAAGGCTACATCGACGACCTCAGAATCACAAAAGGCTATGCCCGTTACACGTCCAAATTTGATCCGCCAACGCGAGCCAACCCCGCCGGTCCAAACACGATTTATGACGAGCGCGGTAACCTAGTTACGGCTTATGGCAACGCTGCGCTGAGTAGTAACGAGTGGAGGTTTGGAGGTAAGAGTTGTTACTTTGATGGGACGGGGGATTACTTATCTGTACCTGCCAGCGCAGATTTAGTGTTTAGTTCATCCTCATTTACTGTTGAAGGTTGGGTAAATCCAGCAGTCAATAACCGAATTATATGTGCAAACACTCAAGCAGGTAGTGATACCACATGGCAGTTTCAGATCAATGCAAGTAGTCATCTGCAGTTCCACACGTATGTAACCATACTTGTTACGAGCACAGCTACAATACCGCTTAACTCATGGACGCATGTCGCTGTTACGTTTGATGGAACAACATATCGGCTATTCATTAACGGAACATTAGACGGTACTGGTACTACATTAAAAACATTTTCTACATCTGTTGCTGTTTGTGTAGGTACTAATAATACCTTATCGTCTTATTACCAAGGATACATCGACGATCTACGCATAACCAAGGGTGTAGCCAGATACACTGCCTCATTTACCCCGCCCGCTCGCGCCTTCCCACACGGTTCGCTTACCGACGAAACGGGTAAGGCAGTTACCGTTTCCGGCACGCCCACCATCAGCGCGACAGCAGCAAAGTTCGGTACATCCATCGCCCTCAACGGCACCACGGACTACCTAACGCACGTCATAGACGCCGCCTACGGACTTGACACTGGCGACTTCACACTCGAAGCGTGGATCAAGACAAGCGCAGCGGGCACCTTTGTCGATCTGAGAAACTTCGCTTCCGACTACGGTGTGTTCTACATCAACGCCAGCGGCTACCTTGCCGTTACCGGCCCGAACG